TTTCGTTATCGACATTACCCTCGCGCTTCTCCAGCAAGGATTCGTCCATTTCACCTTTAGTCGTCGTAATCAATTTGAACTCCTGATAATGGCAGATGTAGCTGTATTTGTAGGTGGTGTAACTATAAAATCAGTAGATGTTTTGTCAGACCCAAAATCTAGTACCGCAATTGACTTATTGCCTTTTGACGCATTGTAAATTAACGCGCCCCGCGCCGTAACAGAAGCATTGAAATCAACGGCATTGAAGCTAACATACGCAGTATACCCAGATGAGTTAATTGTTACACCAGTTAATAAGACCCCACCGGCAGTAAGAAGGTTATGCGTTGCTTCGTACAGTTGCTTCTTAAAGCTAGTAGTTTGAGTTTGATTAATCGCCATATCAAGTCACCGCCTGTCTGTACTGACCTGAACGGTAAGCGTCTTGACGCTCCATACCATCGCCCAGACGTTTAGCCAGCGCCAAAGCCTCTTTGTACTTACCGTCATACAACGCAAGTAAGTCAGTCTCACCCTTCATAAACGTATAGGCTTCAACCAACGATCCGTATAACAGTACAGAATCAAAGTTGTCACCCAACCATGACGTGTTAGCAGTTGTGATTGACTCAGGGTAATAATAGAAATGTAGCTCTGCTGTGTATGCACTATTTGGCGTTGGGCCAAGAATAAACGTCAACTCATTAGTAATCGCACTTCCCACAATAGCTGGACCAAATAACGCATAGTACGCAGGTAACCCTGTATCAGCAGGAGTAGGGTAAGACTCACGGATAAAGTTAACGTCCTTGTTCAACAAGAAAGTGTATGTTTCCGTAGCCAATCCGTAATTCTCAATAATTGCCAGCGAGTACACAGCCAGAAAATCATCAGGCGCTTTTAGATACTTATTACCCGACTGTAAATTACCCGTCATGTTCTTACGAATGGACGGAAACTGAACCGAGTTGTAAATGCGTTGCTCCGCCTGCTGAATAAACCGATTGATTTGTTCAGTAGTTGTTTCGGTACCGCCGCCAGCCAGCGCTATATCCGGGAACTCGTTCTCGGTGTATGACTGAATTGACGCAACAAGTTCAGTGTAATTCATGGTTATGCCATTGGTCCACGAGCAATCGTGCCTTTAGTAGCACAGCCATTACCACGGGTTTTGATGCCAGTTGTCTTGACATCATCACGCCCCGGATCGCCCGCGCTTACACGCTGAACACTTGCACGAGGACCAAGCTGACGCGCATTTAGCATGTTTGGGTCAGTAGGTTTCTTCATCTTCATAGGACCTCCGGTCATTGAATGGGGCTTAGCGTACACAGCGGCTTGGCCTACTTCTTTGCCTTTAAGCTTTTGTGAAAACTTAGCCATATTAGCCACCTTTTTTGTACGTAAAGGAAGACTTCTTCTGGTTAGCAACTTTAGCCAGACCACGACCTAGCTGTTTCATTTGAATATTAGTCTTACCACCTTTAGCCATCTTAGTCATAGGCTTGCCGGGGTGCATTGCTGCTTCATGTTTGTGAACTGCTTTTTTTGCGTCCATTTTAAACTCCTCTAGGATACCGTTACTGTACCAACACTTGTTGTTGCTACTAAATAATTTGGCGTTAGGGCGGCGTCAAAACTACTTGCTCCACCAACGGGTGCCCAACCCCACTGAAATATCCGACTACCACCACTAGGATCACCAAAATCAGTATTCGTTGTAAGCTGCAAACCCGTGTAGCCCGCTTGCCGGTAGCTATTATCCCGTCTTGGCTCACGTACTGCTTGTGGATCATCTACCGGATACATACCTAACTGCAACTGCGGCTGGTCTGGTTCCCAGCACGTTGGGCATACGATAATACTAACCTGCTTAGTCTTAATCGTCAGCTTCTTTAATTCTTTCAGCTTATAGCGGAACCCACACCGGTCACACTCAGCGATTGCATTCTTGCCTGACGAGAACCTATTGCCCATGATTACGTAATAAACATCTGACGTGGCACCAAACGATCCGCAGCCTTCTCGCGGTCTTCACCCGCAGCTAACTCCCATGCCTCGTCGTACATTACTTTAAGCCCTTGGATACGAACAGGATCAGCGTTAGGTAGCTTCAGCGCCAACATGTAAGAAAGCCCCGTTACCAAGCAATTCTGGAAGCGGAATGGAATATCAATTACATTAATACCATTACCGGCGTCGTTAATACGCTTCATGCGCCAGTAGTAAAAAATATAGTACGGCTGCAATGAGGTACCTTGATCTGGTGCAGGCCATACATTAATCTGTGGATGCTTAGCTATTGCGGCTTCAGAACCTACCTTCTGCCCACTCTGGCGGTTAATCCACACCTGAATAGGGCGACCTTGCGCTAACTTGTTCGGGATCGTTGAGTAGGTAGATACACTGATTCGAGTGATGTTGAGGTCAGTTTGGTTAGGACCTTGTCCGGAATCAGTACGAATAACGTGCTCCACCAAATCCACGGTATCGTCAGGTAGATCATAGGTCGTTACTCCTTGCACCATGTTGACAGAGCCCTGCTCAATCGTCCACAGGTTGATACCACGGTTAGCCCACTCGCCCAGCAAGAAATTCAAGCTACGACGCGCCGTACGGAAGTCGTAACCCGTACGCAATTCCTGTCCGCAACGCTCAAACGCCTCTTCGAATATATCGTTGAGGGTCGGGTTAAACGCAGTCGTAGCTGTTGAATATGCCATTATCTGAACCCTGCTGTTTTCTTCGCAATGCCTTTGGGCTGCTTAACAAACTGCTTACCCGCTGCTTTCCCTGCCCGCTTTGCTTTCGTTGTGGCGGCATACTCTGACGGGGTGAGTGACTTGATAGCCGCTTCTGGCAGGTATCGTTCGCCTGTCTTTGACGACGGCTTGCCGCTCTTTGTTCGCCATTTCTGGTCGCCCCAATCTTTAAGCGACTTTTGCGGAGCTTTCATACTAATCCTTGTACCCGCCACCCGCCGCTTTATACTTCTTAGCAACGAGTTGTGCTTTGCGGGCTGACCACTGCCCTGCACCTGTGCCATGCGTTGCTGCGGCCTTTACCTGAGACACAATCTTCTTACGAAGACTAGGCTTAGTGTAGTTACCAGCAGCGTTAACTTTACCGCCTTCCGCGTACTGCGTAAAGTCAGTGTCGTCCCGACGGGCTGTTTTCTTCCCGCCGGGCATTTTGGAAGGGTTAATGTCACCCATACCGCGTGAGGGTCTCATCTCAGCACGTTTTTCCGCCGGATTTCATGGTAATCATTTTGCCTTTGGTCTTACCTTTAACAGCAACGCCATCTTTGCTAGGAGCAGCAGTTTTAACTTTGCCCATTGATGTCATACCGCCCATTGCCATCTTCTTTGCGGGAGCTTTTTTCTTCATCATTGCCATAAAACCGGGGTTCATTTTGGAAGCCATAGTATCTCCTGATTTAGTAAACTCTTTACCTACTTTTGTAGGCACACCTACTGTCTTAGCAAATTTAGGATTGTGGGCCACGGCTTGCATAAACCGTTCTTGCTTCTTTGAGACCGTAGGCATTATGCCCTCGTTTTACCACGAATTGCGCAACCATCTGCACGGGATGAAGCGGAGCCACCCTTTTTAAACCCAACGCGGCCCATGTTTTCTTTAACTTCCTTCTCACCAGCTTCTTGTTCTTTCTTCTGCTGCCGATCCGCCTTTTCCTGCGCGGCTTGGAGCTTCATCGATTCTTGTGTAGCTTTAGGAATTGGTGGCTCTTCAGGCGGTGATGCGGGTTTTTTAGGCTCAACTTGCCTTATTTCTTCCTTCGTGTACGAATAATTCATTTTTGCGGGTTTTTTAGTAGCCATGATTAAAATCCTTTACTTGAGAAGTATCCGGTAATAGCGCCAATCGCACCGCTTGCAAGACTGCCTACTACAATCAGCACTTTCCAGCCGCCTTCAGCGGAAGCAAGGGTTTTTTTAATCTCGTCTAAAGACAAACGTATGGCAGCAACATCAGCCCGCATTGCGTCCATGTCGTCTTGTAAGTGCTTAATATCACTTGCGTGTGTAGCTAGTTCGCGGGCTGTTGTAATCTCATCGACCATTTAGCACTTCC